TATTCAAAAGAACCGCCGTTTTGGGCATGTTCATAATCTTTCACACCTTTGTATACGGCCGCACCAGCCACAACAGCCGCTCCTATACCGATAGCCGCAACAGACAGCGCAGCCGCTCTTGCTGAAGTACTCAACGCAAGATACGCTTGTGACGCCCTATCTATCGCAGAAATCCACGGACCGGCTACAGCAATAACGCCTTGAGCTGCAAGAGAAATCGCAGCCGCTCCTGCTGCCACTTCTAAAGCTATCGCAGCATTCTGCCTTTGCTCTGGTGTAAGATCTGCGAACCATTTTGCAACATCTCGCGTTCCTTCTGCTAGCGCTTTAAATTGCGGTAACATTTCAGCTCCAATGCTTACCGCTAAGCCTTTCATAGCCTGACCTGCTGCGTTGATTTCAAACTCTGCGTCTTCAAAAGCCTGCGTCGTCGCATGATCCAAAACAAGACCTGTTTTTTCAGCAGACTTATAAACTTCTTGAAATTGGCTTTCTGTAAGATTTAAAAGGTCATTAAGTTTTGCACCGCTTCGCCCGAAAATCTCCATTTCCATCGCTGTTTTTTCTACGCCGTTAGCCATTGCCCGATGTTTATTTGTTACATTGGTCAATATTTGCTCTGCTGACAATAATCTGCCGTTAGTATCCAGTATTTGAATGCCGAATTTTGTAAATACGTCCATGCTTTCATTCCCGGACGTCGCAGCGGTTTCTATAGATTTCGCAGCAGTGTAAGCAGACTTCGACATCTTCGCCATAGCGTCAGACATATCTGAAGTAGCAAGACCGACATATTCGCCAACTGCTAATAAACGACTTGCACTTTCAGCCGACATATTCGTTTTATCTTCAAGGTCATTTACTGCGGCCGCCCAATTTCTAACTGCCGCGACAGGCATTGCAACCGCACCAATAGATAATAACTGACCTCGCATACTGTTGATTTTCGAAACTGTACTTTCGATAAGGCCTTCGCTTTCTTTCAAACCTTTCTTTAAATCAGTATTGACTGCGCCGAGTTTTACATTCATATTCCCGACAGTACCCAATAGTATCACCCTCCTTTCTGTGCAAGTTTAGTGAAATATTCTTTTTCATCTAAAAGTTCTTGACGACTTTTTTTCTTTCTATCCTGCAAAGGCTTCAGTATTTTTTCAGGCGTAACCGAATTCTTTTTCACATGAGGGGCAACAAGCCAGTACGCAAAATAAGCCGCTACAGCGTTTTTCCTGTCTGTACTGACCTTATACCCCTCGAACATCGTTTCAATCTCTTGTGGCTGCATTTGCTCTAATTCTCGGGGCTTTAGATTGAGTAATCCATAAGCAGCAGCTTCAATACCATTAAACCATTCTGTCGCAGAAAACAGTTTTACTCTGCCGTATTCGTTTGTTTTGTATTCTTCTTTTGAGCAGGTTTTTTCTGTTCCTGCTTTTTTCCAAAGATACCTGTTTCCAAAATCGCCTTCATAATGGGCAAACCAAAGTCTGTAATCGACGCTCCGTTTTCAAGTGCGGAATCAATAAGATTAGCAACAGTCTGTTTTTCCTCTTTGTCTTTAGCACACTCATTATAAGCGACAGGTAATATTTGATAAATTGACGTAAGTGTATATACTCCGTGCGTAAAGTTTCTGAAAATTTCTATGATCGACAATCCCGTTATAGATTCGATGGTCATGAGATCCTTTATGTTCAAAGTCAAATAATCTTCTTTATTTCCGAATAATTCAAATGATACTGTTTTTCTCATGTTTTAAATCCTCCTTATAAAAAGAAAAGCGGGCAAGATCGCCCGCTTAAAATTATTGTTTTTCTAACTTACCGTTACCGGTAATAGTACAGCTGATAGTTGCGACATCGTCATGTGGTGTTTCCATACTGTAATCGGTTACACTTCCCCAGCCGATAAACTCGTCACCATTCGGATATACGAATTTGCAGTTTACTTCTACACCGTTTTCAAAAGCATAGTCCATTGCGGCCGCGCCTTCATCGGTCAAGACAACAATGGTTTCAAGCTCCATGCTCCAAGAGCGTAAGCCTGCTTTTGTAATTTTCCAACCGCCTGTAGTCTTATGAGAACAATCGATTTCATCAGCAGTTCTACCTAAAGATGTACTACGTTGACCACCGACCGGTGTCCACTGGGGGGTGTCTACTGATCCTGTGTTTACATAAAGTAAATAATCTTTACCCAAAGACGCGTCTGCGCTATTAGGATTCACAGGTAAATTTGTAATTGGCATTATATTCACTCCTTATTTTGTATTTTTGCTAACATGGTTATAACTCCGTGATAACCGTTATTGTCTTCCGGGAACGCTTCGAAATAATCGATCGTTGTTCCCATATGATGAAACCCGTCTTCTGATAAATCAAATTCAGCTGCACATAACAAAGTTATTATGTCATTAGCAATTTGATTGACCTCTTTTTTTCCCTGATACTCACTCCAAACATCAATGTTTAATGTTACATCGACAATGTCGTTGACCTTAGTCCCCGCTTCCTTACAGGTAAATAACCCGAAAGTAATATAAGGGGCTTCAGCCCTCGGGGACACGTCATCATAAACCGGGACGTCTTGATATTCTGTAAGACGCGTATAAACAGCAGCACTAATGGAATTCAGCGGTATTCTTTTCATCGTTTTTTCTCCGTTTCTGCTCGTACTGCGGCTTTGATATTATCAATATAAACTTTACGTTCCTGAAGATACGCTGGCTGCAAAAATGGTTTCGGCTTTGATCCGGGGTGTTTGATCGGCCCGGAAACAAAGTTGTCGCCGATTTTTATAGTCTTACCTTCCGGAACAAGAAGGTGCGATTTCGTACCGAATTCCACAAGATGAGAATGCGGGGCTTTACTCCAAACAATACCACCGGCGCGACCTTTGCTTAACTTCGCCCGTTGTACAGTAATCCTTGATTTCAGATCCAGTTTTCTACCGCCGGAATTCACCCTAACGCCTCGGCTGCTAACACGTTGTTTCGCCCCCCGGGATATTTTCCCTAAGCTCCGATTTGTAATTTTTTCAAGCTGCTTCTGTACATTCTGATCAAATATCTTGTGATTCTGCATGATCGCTTTAACCGTTTTAATATCAACTGCTACAGACATTTTCATTTTTAAGACCTCTTTTGAATTTCTCGCACCTGTAAAACTGTGGCATTATCATACCCGTCATACGAATGCAAAACATTGAAAGTCTTTCCCTCGTGCAGTACACGCCAGCCCGGAACGATTTGATTGTCCCTCCGCAAAACTATTTCATATGTTAAATCAGACGAAACCGCCCCTTGAACGTTTAAAACAGAGCTGCGGGGAACTTTAATACTTGCCCAAGGCATAAAGGCCGTAACCCATTCACGATTACGGCCGCCCTGTCCGTCAGGAACATCAATCGGTTTTAAAATGGTTATTTGCTTGTCAAGCTTACCAATCAGCATTTAACCACCGCCCCAATACTGCATTTGTGTAATCATTGTTCGAACGGTAAAACCGTAATCTTTCGGTTCTCGCCCGCCTTGATTACGGTTTTCATAAAGCTCGGCGATCAGTGCCATTTGACACATTTCTGCTTTTGCTTTAAACCGATCGTTCATTATTTTTTCATCATACCCGGTAACGGCGTCACTGATAATTCCTTCAGCTACACTCATCATTCTTTCAAGTAAGCCATCTTCAACGTCATTTGTAATACGCAGATATAACTTCACTTCTTCAAGATCCATACTGTTCCCCCCCTTCGCAGGTTTATAACCCGCGGTAGATTAAGCCGGGGTGATTTGCAGATATACCATTGCTTTAGCATCAGCTTTCTGAACATCGAAGCGTTCAATAGCACGAACCATAGAAGCATTCATGCTGAAACCTGCGTCCGTAGACAGGTCAACAGTAACTTGTTTGCGATCGAAGAATTTGCAGAACTCTGCCATATCGCCGACAAAGAATGGGTGTGCGCCACCTACATCAGAAAGTTGTTCGTTTTTAACGACGTGGATAATACGTCCAGCGAGCTGTTTTTTCGTCAGATCCGTCAGTACAGGCTGAAGCAAAGGCAAACCGTTGTCCAGCTTTACTTGATCGAGATAATCAAATCCGTTTTGATTTGTGATAATAACTGCTGTCGCCGAAATAGCAGGATCAAGAGAAACATTCAGCGCAGTTTTGATATCATCATAACTCTCACCGACTTCAGGGGTAAGAGTTTGTAACAATGCGATAATTTTAGAGTTTTCGGTGTTAACGCCTTTGCGAACAAATCGGCGGCCGATCACACCAATGAGATCAATGTCGATGTCTTCTAACAGCTCATTAGCAACAGGGATAATTTCACCGTACGTTCCAACGTTAAAAGAGATCTGCGCAAAATTGATATCTTTTTTATTAATGTCATTCAACTCGTCGAAATTAATCAGTTCGGAATTGTCTTCGACAGTAGTCGGAATCGAACCGCTACGACGTGTTACCGGGATAACTTCGCATAAATCTTTCAATGCGATAAGACCGCGGCGATATTCAATCAAACGATCGAACTGTTCTTCCGGAAGCAAATAACCGCCCTTGCTCTTAATGCCCCCTGCTTGACCGGGTGTTCCGACTGCATTAGTGGCATATTTCTTTTCATCTTCAGTCAACGGCATATTTAAAATTTGCTTATTAAATACACGGTTTTTCATAACAGAATTATCAACAGTCACAGCATGTTCTACAGGGTTACCTGCGAAGTTTTCCATTTCTTCCTGTTCAATAGCTTCTTGAACAGTAACAGCGTTTTTCATGGTATTTAACTCGTCAAGTTTACTATGTGCTTCGTTGACCTTTCCGGCTGCCTGTAACGTTTTAATTTCATTTTTCAGTGCGTCAAGTTGTTTTTTCATTTCTACAGATTTTCTCATATTATTATTCCTCCTTAAATTAAAGCCAAAGTGATATCAATTTCCCTTTGCTTTTGCTCGTTTTTATTTTTTTCAGGTTCAACACGGTTTTTAATAGCAGCCGGAACATTCTTGAAATGACTTAAATCCCCGGCGTAGGCCACAGCTTCAAACGGCTCTGTAACATTGACTTTGAATATTTCAGCGACCTGACTGCCTGTCAACCAAGTTTCAGAATTGACCATTTCAATAATGGTTTCCTCTGTAACACCATCGTGTACGTTTTCCATGTACAACGAAATAAGCCCCTGCTGAATGACGTCAAGCGCGTCAGCTGTCTTTCGCAATTCATTAGCGTCGCCCCACGCTCCGCCCGCTGGTTTATGAATCATCAAATACGCATTCGAAGGGATTTCCAGCTCGTCACAAGAAAATACTATTTGTGTCGCAATGCTGGCAGCAATGCCGTCTACAACTGCTTTAGTGTGTCCGTCGTGGCGTTTCAGCATGTTAGCAATAGCAACACCAGCAAACACATGCCCGCCGTCGCTGTTGACGTAAACAGTTAAGTTTTTACCTTTAACACTGTCTAATTGCTTTTTAATTTCTAAAGGATATACGTCGGGATCATCTTCCCAGCCCCAATTCCAACTATCGTCCCTTATAACACCATAGATATAAATATCTGCACTGGTTTCTGTCTGATTTCGAATATCCAAGAAATTCGTTTTTTCTTTCAATTTATTCACCCCCTTTCGCATACGCATTACCTAATTTATCAAGGTCAGTATATGAACCGTTGACAACAATGACGTCGCCGCCCGGTGCGGGTGGCAATCCAGCTTTCTTTCTTGCTTCGTTGATCGTATAAATACTGCCGCTGACGTAGTTTCGCAAAGATTCAGACTGCGTTTTAATGTCGCCCCGTAAAATAGTTCCGACATTAAACTGATAGCTTAACCCTTGTTCAATTTCTTCATTGGTTAGAAGTTTGTAATTCAATTCTTCCTCCCACTGCGTAAGAATGGCCAGCAACGTATCGACATAAAAAGTCAAATTCTGCATTTCGCTGTTGCTGTAACTACTTTTATCGTAGTTATTCAAATGATTCGGCTTTATACCGAAAGCCGCTGCAACTTGCAGACTGCTGAATTTCTTCAGCTCATAAAACTGACTGTCAGTAAGTTTAAGATCCAGTGGGACAATGTCGAAGCCTAGAGGCAGGGGAATTATTCTGTCGCCACCTGCCCCGCCAAACCCGGACAATTCTTTCACTAAAGATTCTTTTTTCTCTTTGCTTAAATCACCAACAAATTTAACTACAGCACTAGCAGTCAAGCCTTTTTGGTATAAGTCATTTAAAAAACCTTGTGCGGCTTTATTCCCCTCCATGTTTCTCGCCAATACCTCACGAACACACATTCCGACAAGGCCGTCTTGTGATAGTCCACCTTTTAAGTGCAGTACATCAGAAGGATTTAACCAGTAATTTCTACCACCTTTAGGATCAAAATACCGATAAAAAAACGCCCGACTTGTAAAATCCGGCGTATCAGCTACCCACATTTGAACTTGTCTGCTGTCTAATGGATACAGCCCTTCTAATTTTCCCGCGGCGTCGTGTTTGATAAAAGCATATGCGTTACCGTAGTGATTTCGCGAATACTCCATTAGCACCTTGAAATTAAACGGTGTCATATACTTGTTAGGCCTTACCTTCACTGCCCGATAACTGTCATGCGTTGTTATCCGGTTATTTTCACCGTCGTGAAGGTGGATCGATAATTTCCCCAA